ATACGATAGCTATTTGTTCCATCAGCAAGAGCTATAACCCTAAAATTAGCCGCAAAAGAAAGTCGAGTAAATCCAGAAAGCACATAGCCAATATTACCAGACATGGCTCCACCGCCATTTGTATTTGTTCCTGTAGCAATAGTCCATAAGCCACTTCTAGGCGCATCGTTGATGCCAGATTGCCCATTGCTGGTTCCAGCATTTCTTGTGTCTGCATTTAGAAATCTTCCAGCGTTGTTTGCCGACCAATCATCCAAAAGATCAAACGATGATAGGATATTAAAATCGTTTGTTTTTTCTGGAAACCCAATAAATCCCATAGCCTACGCCTCCAAGATCGTAAAGTTAGAGGCTGTCACGCTAGATAGAACATAAACTGCCCCGGTAGGAATATATGACGATTCAAAGGTAATCCCTGCCCCTGCCACAAGTTGAATGCCTTGGGTGGTTGTTGGGGTGAATCCAACACCTACCGTGATGACATTACTTCCAGTAGTCACATTCTGAACTAGGAGATATTTGCGGCTTGCATTTGTGACAGCAGAAGTGGCAAACGCTGTGTTGGCGGTGGTTGGTGTTCCAAATCTAGTTGTTAGAGAGCCATTGGGAACTGCCCCAACCGTGACCGTGCCGGAGATTGGCAGACTTGTCCCTGTTGGCTCAACCGAAACAGTGCCGCTATCAATATATACAGGAAGATTGTAGGAAGGAGAACCCGCATACGCATTTATTCCATCAGCAATATCTTGAGATGAAACATTCGCCGTGACCGTTCCTGCAATGGGAATGTTGCTTCCCTCATAAAGAAGCTCAAAAAGTGTTGAATATCCACTTCCCATTATCTCTGGGATATTTCCAAGATTTGCTGTAACAGAGCCATTTGAAACTGAAACAGGCAGAGGATAGGATGCCCCAACTCTTAAAACCCCAGCGGGAGAATCAAAGCCTCCAACAACACAGGATTGGCTAGATATTGCGTCAACATCAGTTCGTGCCGTGACCGTCCCCCCAATAGTTACAGCACTTGCTCGAAGCTGTGTATCAGTCAGACCGCCAGTAACAACGACCTGCCCCATTGTAACCGTGATGCTCTCTAAAGCATTAAGTGATGTCGGGCCAAGCTCTACGGTTCCTGTTACGGTTTGCGATGCTGGAAAGTTAGAAATTGTGACAGGATTTCCTATGGTGACCGTGGCAGTAAATGGAGTAACATCTGAAGGGTAAACCCTTGCTTTTACATATCCAGAGCCACTCTCAACTCCGATATTTGTCCATGTCCCATCATCTCTTTTTGCAACATTTGAATTAAGTGTTACTGAAGATGCCCCAATGGTAATTGAATTACCAACCGTGACCGTGCCGGAGATGGGCATACCAGCGCCAGCATCTTGACTTACAGGAATGGCAGAACCTCCGGGGCTACTTACATATGCGGCAACAAAAATTGGGGTTCCAGAATCGGTTTGCTGGTCTGTAAGAGTTGCTGTGACCGTGCCGCTTATTTGAACACTAGAAACAGCATTGGCAATGTCTGTGATGGCCTGTGAGCCTAAAGAGACAACCGTGTGGGCTGGAATATGCGCCCCTCCTGTCAGAATGGTAGAAAGGGTGGTTGCTGTCTGGTTGCCGTCTAGAATTGGAAGTGCCATTTTCTCTAGTCTCCTTGTTAAATTGTGGCAATATAAAAGCTATTTAGGTCTTCACTAAAGTCATAGCTACGAATGCCATCAGAGGCTTCATCTGGTGTTGCATATACGTTGATAGTTAAGCCCCTAACCCATGCCTCTCTTTCTGATCTAATGGATGGGGTTTGGCTTACAATCCTGGCCATATAAATCTTTGTGTCTAAAACCCTGTTTTGCATCTTAAAGACCAGGGTAGGGGTTTCCTCATAGAAGGATTCAAAGATTCTGCAATAGGTGTCATCAAACTGGTCTTGGCTGATTTTGGCCGCTGTATCAGAATAATTTACAACTACATTCAAATCATATACCCCTGTGAAATTGCCTAGAAGCTGGCTGTTTATGTTGGCTTGAATTGTGATATAGGGTAGCAGTCTTTTCCCTGTTCTGTTGGCTGTATAGACATTAACACCAGAAACATCACCTAACAACCTGGCAATGGCATTCTCTACATTATATTGGATGCTCTGGGTCATTTCTTTGCTGTGGCCACAATGTCCAGGGTTACTGCCTTTTGCCACGATCTGTTTGTGGCATTTATGGTGGGTTCCTCCTGTATCACCTTGGCTTGATAGACCGTGATATTAGAAGCTCCTGTCATATAGGCTGGAAGGTTTGGGTTCCTATATAGCTCATTGACCAGGGATTGATATTTAGAATCAAAAGCCTGTCTGCTGGTGTCGTCTGCCCTGGCAACATAGGTAAGGCTGGCAGATAGCCCAAAAACCCCTGTAAATACCCCTAGTTGCTCATTTGTGATGCTGGCCTGGGCAAGCACATAGGGCATTGTCCTGGCTGTGCCTCTTTCACTTGTAAATCTATTGAGGCCAGAAACACCAGAAACAGCGTTGAGAAGCCCATTCTCAACCTCCCTTTCAATAGAGGCCATGGCTTTAGGTGGTTATCTCTGCCATGTCTATGGTGTAGGAAAGGCCGTCTGTGGATTCAGTAAATCCAGCAATCATTCTTTCAACACCAGAGACCGTGCAAAGGCTACCAATCACAGGGGCAGAAACCATGGATGCACACACAACCAGGCTTTGGGTGATTCTAAAAACCTCTCCACCCACATCTAATTCAGAAGTGGTGGCAAGGTCTGTGACACTTGCAGAAACAGCATTTGAGCCAAGACCTGTGACAGACTGCCACAAGTCTGTTATCATGTAGTTCAAGTCTGTGCCGAAATAGGAAGTAGGAATAGAGCCACCCACACCCTATCTAATCTGTCAATCCATTGACACAAGCCCCTCAAATTCAAACACATTCTGAACCTTGTGTTCATTCTTTTCACCAAACAATCTGCTTGTTTTCCCCCTTCTAACAGCAGAGGCAAGGATGATTGGGGATGAATTAACAGCCCAAAATTCTTCAGCATCCCTAATGGCCTTGGCCATGTCTGTAATGGTTGGTGCTGTGTAGGTTCTCAACCCATCAATCTTAATCTCTGGTGGGCATAGGATAACCATGTTGTCTTTTCCTAGCTCCTTTACTGCATCTTGGATAATGGCAACAGGGTTCCTTTTATAGGATTGGCTTATGCCAAATGGGGCAATTAGGTTGTAGCCCCTTTCAAGCCCACTTGCTGGTTCACTTCCAAGCCTATCTAGCACAATGTTTGTTTTGTCTGCATCCTTGATTGAATGGTGAGAATACACAAAATCATGCCAGGTTTTTTTGCTCCTAATAAACTCGTCATATCTGTTTGGCCAAATCTCCAGGTCAATCACAAGCCCCAGCCTGTGACCAGCCTTCACATATGAAACCATTTCAAAAACACCATGGTATTGGGCAAAGCAATCAAAGAATACTTCATGCCCCTGGTCTGCCAGGTATTTACAGGCTGGAAGGCATCGAAGCACATCCCCAAGCCTTTGGCTGTATTTAATGGTTCTAGCTTGCATCATCCACAACGCTTCGGTCTTGGACATGGGCAAAATATCTATTCAGACGAACAGGGCCGTGGGTTTGTTGTAATTCTTCCCAAGATTTCAATAGACCCGCATAACCATAAAAGTCCTCTTTGAATGCGACATTTTCCCTAGTGCAATAAGCATAATGCTCAAAAACTAACCCCATATCCTCCGTAACTCCCCTTGGTATTCTGATTGGCTGATGATTTAGAATTGGCGGTTCGTGGCTGGTAAAGTGAATCCCATCACCCCACTTCCAAGCCCGATACCATTCGTAAGGATAGGAGCCTAGCCCTCTCTTGCTAACCACAACCTTTTTGCCGATATGATAATTACAATGGAATTGTGCGGCCACTCCGGGGGTGCGGTCTTTTAGCAAATCATAAACTGCGGTCATCTGTTCTGGAGTCCAAAACTCATCAGCGTCTTGCTCCATTACAACTCCACAATTCACGCCTTCTAGAGCCTTATTTACCATCTCAATCTTTCCATTAAAGGGCTTGTTTTGGGAATAGATTTTAACCTTATCGTGCTTTAGGTTTTGGAAATATTCGTGCGTTCCGTCTATGGATCTAAACTCCTTGTGCCATTTGTCGGGAACTTGCTTGCACCATCTTGTGCAATTTATGGGATTGCTTACACCCTCAACAATTCGCCATTGCCAAGGAATTGTTAGTTTTTGGTATGCCTCAATTTTTTTTGAAATAAAAGGCTCTCCGTTCAATACGATTGTGAATATGGTCAGCATATTTTTAACCAGCATTGACCATAAAGGCCAAACCCGCTTATGGTTTCATTTACCGCATTAACTACTCCGGGGAATGTTGAGATATAGTCATGCCCCGCCAAGATTCCACCACTCCTAATCTTGGGAAGCCAGTTTTGGATATCTTGCCTTACTGCCTCATAAGAATGGTCGGCATCTATAAAAACACCATCTAGGGAGCCATCTTCAAACAGCTTTGATGCCTCATTGGTAGTCATTCTGTGGGCTGTATAAAGCCCATTGAGTGGAGCCATATTTGAGATGAACTTTTCATAGAGGCCATCTTTCATGCTGTCTGTGTGTTCCTGTGAGCCTTGCCATGTGTCCACTATGTGAACCTGTATGTCCTTGCTTTTGTTTTTTGCCTCCACAACCAGGAAGGCTGAACTTCTACCTTTCCAAGCCCCAAGCTCAACAATAGTTCCATTGTCCCTGCAATTTTGAACTATGGTTTTATAGACATGGGGATCGGTGAACCAGTTTTCCTCAAAGCATTCTTTTTGATAGATATGCTCGATCATTTCCTAAATATGGCACTTCCATTCCTCCAAGACTGCTCCTCCCATAAAAGATCATGCCCCGCTGTTTTAAGCCATTGATAATTGCCGTAGTTTTTAATGTCGTTTGTATCGTCTAGGGCAATGATTCCGCCCTCTTTAACTTTTGGGAACCAAACCATAAAATCGGCACGACCAGAAAATGCCCCTCCATCCAATAGCAGAAAGTCGGCCTCATCTTTAATGGTTGGATGACCCCAAGTATAATTTTTAGAAACCCTAAAATCTTCTTTGTGCCATTCAATTATATGCTCCAAAGGATATTGATTCAGTTTGGTTTGGGTGGTTTTATAAAAATCCTCTCC